TGGCTCCCACTTACCGTCTTCTTGTTCGTAAATTCTAACAGCCATCGCTGGGTTATCTGGTGGCATTGACTGAATTGCATACTCTGTTCCAGGAACTCCGTATACTCCTCCCTCTGTCATGATGTGTTCTATAACACCGTGCACAACCCCCTCAGAGGTTGATCCCATAACAAAGTCGCCTTCTTTTAACATATAACCATTATATCATGTCGTTTAACCTGTTGTGGGTCCTGATCCTATGGCAGTTGGCACAAACCACTTCACACTTTTCGATCTCTTTCTTGATGGCCTTCCATGAAAAACCATCATGGATCATCCTTGATACATTGTACTTCTTGTCTCTTATGTGGTCAAAATCTAAGATAATATGATTATTTATTCCACAGTCTACACAGCCAGAATCCTCTTTTATCTTGGCAAGCATCTTTTTATACTCTTGCTTATTATAATGTTCTAACTCTTTGTCAGTCATTGCTTCTATTATACCCTGCAATATTAAAGCCCCACACAGGCAATTCACCTGACTTGCGCCACGGTCTCTATCCAATGGGTAACTAATCCATCACTAAGGTCCTGTGTGGGGACATTTATATTGTACTACTTAATTGCGATTGTTTTTGGCAGTTTGTCTTCTGGGATCTGCTTTTCAAGTCTGATATCTAAGATACCATCCTTAAACTCAGCCCCAACTACCTCAACAAACTCAGGAAGGGTGAAGATATCAGTAAACTTACGAGCAGCAATGCCCTTATGTAGATACTCCGCACCCTCTGGTAACTCAGCATCCTGCTTCTCGCCCTTGATTGTAAGTTTGCGATTGTCTAGCGATACTGAGACATCATCCTTAGAGAATCCAGCCAAAGCAAATGAAAGAATATACTCTTTATCATTTAGTTTAATCTGGTTATAAGGTGGATAGTTTGTTGTTGTTGTTACCTTCTGAAAATTTGAGAAGGTGTTGAAAAAAGGATCATTAAAAAGATCCAGTGCTGTTTTTACCATGTTATTCCCCTTTCAAGCGAATAAGTTAATTTACCCCCCATTTGGGCAGGTATTAATATTATAGCATAAGAAATGAGCAGTTTATAGACGACTGCTCAGGTCTATTAGCCACGAAGATTCAACTCCTGCTAACTTTCCCATCAAGGGAACATCCGTTGTAAAACCTTTTAAAGTCTCATAGCGGAATAGTATCTATTATACTACTTCTTTTTTACTGCTGCCTTCTTTGCTGGTGCCTTTTTAATTACTTTGGCAGCCTTGACTGCTGTATCTACCTCTTCGACTGATGGCAACTTGCCAAACGCCTTGTCGTTAGGATTGACTGCTCTCAATGCTACGGGCACTATGGCTCCAAGCAATGCATAAGCAAGTGTCTGTGGATCTGTTACACCTGCAGCGTAAAGAGCAATCGCTGCACCAAGAACTGATCTTCCGTATGATGCTAGTACTGCTTTAATCTGTGAACTTTTTTCGTTGTGATGTGTCATTTTTTCCTCCTATAGGATATTTTTTACTTGACTATAATGTAAATCACACAGATCAGCAATTCTACTTTCAGAACTTGCCCAAATCTGTGTACTTTCATCCTGGCACAACTCTTCTTCACATATAAATAAGTTAAGATTTTTGGTGTGCTTAAGGACTATCATGTATCTATTCTATCATAGTCTTCTGGTAGCAATTTCTTTAGTTCTTTATATGCCCCAGAAATTTTCTTCATTGAATTGTAGTTAGGCTCTGCCCCCATTAGGTCTCCATATGCATCAAAATATACCACTTCAGGCTCAATATCAGTAATAAACTTATTTAATGAGGTTTGAACATTTTCTATATATTGATAAGCCCAATCTCTAGAATCTGAAACAAATTTTAAAAATGCTTCTGATGATGGGTCTTCTAATTTATTTTTTTTATCTGATAACTCTAACAACTTTTCAGACAGTATCGTCTTATCTAAGTGGGCTTTTATAAGTTCCAAAGTTGTTGAAGAAAGTTTTACTTTTAACTGTACATTTTTAAATATTAAAATAAAAAATAATATAATAAATAAAGCAAATGCTACAAACTCAATCATAATTCTTTACCGCCTTCTCTAACTAATAAAACAATTGCTCCATTTTCCTCAAGGGCTTTTTTTGTGCGAATCATGTACTCAACAGCCTGCTTTCTTTCTTCTCCAGAAAGACTCATAAATTGTTTTTCACTTGCTTTTACTGTTAAAAAATTGTCATGATCAATGATCTGAAGTTGAAATCCATCAGGACCTTTTATTGATCGAAATGCTCGCCTCATTGAATCTGTATACATTTTATTGCTCCGTTGTTAGTCTTTGCCAAGTATTTGCCCAGTCTAATTTAGACTTATGCTTTGAAAATTCTTTAGACAATTGTCCACCTTCAAGATAAACTCCGCCCCATACACCCCACTCTTTTTGTGAAACGCCAACAGCAAAACACATCTTTGAAACAGGACAGTTAGAGCATAACTTTTCTATTGCTGGCCTTAGTAGTTCATCATCTTCATACTTTTCAAAGAATAAGTTTGTATCATATTCCAAGCATAATGCTTCATCTTTCCATTCGTGTTTTGGCATACTAACTCACAAACTTGTCTGGTATATCCCATCCGTTCGTAGAAGGCACAAAACGACGCTGCAGATGCCATTTGCCATCCACGAATGCCCCCTGTGGGGCTGTTCTACCCTTCTCAGAAGGATAAGAGTTAACTACTGTCCAACCATCCCAGAGTAAAGTTTTGTTTTCCTTTACAATTGATTCCATTTGTTCTAATGATTTAATTTGCATCTTTACTCTTTCTATTAGTATCTAAAAATGCCGTATTCGACATTATTTGTTTTTGCTTCATCTACAAGCCTTGAGACCTGTTCTTTTTCTTTACTTAAAAAGGCAAAATAGTTTAAGTCTAAAATATTATCTGATATCCACAAAGGTGGAACAGGCTTATATTTAATGCTTTTCCCACGAGCCTTTAGTCCTCGCTCTGATAAGTTTGCAAACTCCATTGCCATAGAGTTAATGTTTGCTGGTCCTGCAGAATATAAGTAGAAGTATGGATCCTCTTCACTTAAAGAAGACATGCTTACTGCCATGGCTCTAAGAAAAACTTGGTAGTCATCAAAACTACTAGTCCCTTGAATCCCCACTATCATTTTTATTCCCATCTCTAAGTTGATCCATTATGAATAACATCTTATCTAATTGTACCTTATCCATACCCATTGTGTCAACTAGGGTTGCATTGGCTCCGTCTATTTCGGTTCCGTTCATTTCTGCACAATAGAAGGTTCCATCTTTTACAAAGTATGCTTTATTGTCAAAAATAACAACCTTTATATTTGTTCTTTCTTCATGTTTACTAGACTGAGTAACCATTTTCTTTTTATATTTTTTAATTTCTGGAAGCAAAGGAAGAATCAACATGTGAATACTACTTTGACTATACCTGGGCATATTGTTTTTTTTATCCAGTTTATTATAAGAAATAAGCCTTGTTGTTACAAACATGGCTATCAAAGTTATTGCCGATCCAAGAAAATATTCCATAGTTCCTCCAGAACAATTATACTACTTATCTGAAGAAATAACCCTAATTATTTCTTTTAAAGTTGTTTGGCTTTCTTTACTTAGTTTTGACAATTCTTCATCATCTAACGCTTTTTCTGTCAGGGTGACCATTGGATTTTTTTCTGTCACATCCATATTTAAAAATCCTTCGCTCCATAAAGACATGGTTTCACGAGAAAAATATGTAGAAACTTCATTATGAAGTTCTGGACTAACCTCAACTAACTTGTCTGTAAAGTTATACATTGGCTCACCTGTTTCAATATCTATGCCAGCAACCTCAAGGGCTCCTGACAAAATCAACTGGTCTATAGCATCATCTTCATCTTTAAAGTTCATTAGCGTACTCTCCATGTCATTCTTGTTGGACCCTGATCTATCAATTGGAACATGTGATGCTCATACTGATCTTTAAGTTGATCGTATATATCAGGACTTACTTCCTTTAACTTATCAGTTATTGTATATAGCATTTCTCCAGTTACTTCATCTATACCCTGAAATTCTACGGCACCCTGAAGCATTAAATGCTCAAGCAAAGCGTCCGTCTGTAGACTCACTACTTACCTGACTTGGCTCTTGCCTTAGCAAGTGCTTTAAAATCCTTAACCTTGGTATCTCCAAGATATCCCCAAGCATAACCATCATTGATCATCATGTCATTAAGAGATACTGTGTCTCCATTAACGTACACCCAGCCTAAAATGCGACCATATTTTTCAGATGAGTCCATCTTCTCAGTCTTAATGATGACAGACTTAGCATCCTTCAGAGACTTCTTTAGGTATTCCTTGGCTTCTAGACCAAGAGCCTTCTCAGCAAGATCCTTTGTGCGAGACTCAGGGGTATCAATACCAGCCAATCTTACACGGGATGCAAATAAAATATCAAACCCTAAATCAATAAGAACATCGATGGTATCTCCATCTACAACATTCTCTACTTTTCTTACATAATATTCATACATTAGTAATCCTTACCCTTAGACTTGTTCTCAACAAGTTTTTCTCGTTCATCAATGATGCTAATCATAAAAGACATCATGTTTTTGTATCCATCTGGTGTTGCCATAATATTATTATAGTGGTGACCACAGAATAGAATATCTCCATTTATGCCTGTAACCTTAACTAAGGCCTCAGCATTACATTTATCACACCGATCTAAAGGTGATAGAAGCCAATCCTGCTTTATTTCATCTTTAATCATTGTAAACATTATACTACCGCTTTCTGTTATCTGTGGAATAAAATCCACTACCGTTGAATACTGCTCCTACATTAGAGTATACACGAACTAGCGGTGAATTGCAAGTTTCACATATATAACCAGGGTCTTCTTCCTGCATAGACCTCTGTTTGATATACCGCTCTGCACATGGCATGCAATCATATTCGTACAAAGCCATACTTTACTTCTTCTTTGCTTTTACTGTCCAATAAGGGATGTTGAGATTATCTCCACCCCACTCATAACCTAAAGATTTTACAACGAATCTGATAATTTTAATTCTCATTATTTTACCTTCTTTCCAAATCTTGCCCAAACTCTTTCATGTAGGAAGTAACCAATGGCTTCCCAACCAATATAAAGTAGAGCACCAAGACTTGCGTACTCCCATTCACCAGTAAATAAATAAATGACACCTGCTACACCAACAAGGTGAAAAGTTTCCCAACTTGCTGTTTTTAGTAGTGTTCTTTTAGTTGATTCCATTTACTTTACTTTCTTTACTACTGGTTTAGCAGACTTTGCTGGTGCTTTCTTTACTGCAGGTGCAGGGACTGCAACTTTATTTAGTAGTGGTGCATCTTCTTCGCCAGCATAAACTGGACGGCCCCAA